CAATAAGGGTCATACAGTCCTTTTGGTGCACGAGTACTAGTTTCGGGCTTTGCTCCCCAATTATTCATTGCAGCAACTTTATTTCCCATTGCTTCCTCCTTTATTTTTATTATAGTGTCTTTAGCGTCAGTGTATATTGTTCCAGAAGGATCTACTAACTCATGAAGTGTTGCTTCTAATAATTTTTTAGCATGGTCACTAAGTGTTAAATCGCTAACATTTATTCTTCGATTGTTATTATTTTTAATAGTTTCTTCAAGTTTGGTTATTTGATTTTTATAGAAATTTCTTTCTACTTGGACCCAATCTAACGCATATTCACAATCTTCAAATCCTTCAAACCAAGGGCCGCCTTCAGTATAGTGCAATGCCCACGGAATACCATCTTGAGGTTCTTTGTACCAACCAACCAACCAATTCCATTTATGAGTTATTTTTCCTATTAGACTATCGGGTATCCAGGAAAATCTATGAAGGTATGCTCCAGATGTTTTAGGATCATTAATTAATGATAATGTTACGGTCTTATTAGTTGCATGTCCACAGTTCCATAAAACCATACTTGACCAATTTTTTCTTGGGTACGGTAATTGTGCTTGCCCGTCCATCTTTTCTCCATCTTTAGGAGTATAATCATGATGAGCACACATTACTGCATACTTGTCATCTTTTTGTTCAAATAGATGTACGATGTCTCTTTTAAAAATAAAATCACAATCAATAAATAATGCCCAGCCAGTATAGTCTGTAAGAAACGGAATCATAAAACGACTAAATGTAAATTCAGTACTTCCTAGTTGGTCTTCATCTCTAGTGTACCATCCGGATTTTCTTAATTCTTTTAATTTTAAAGGAATAATTTCAACAGGAACAGATGCCGTATCAAGTATACTTTGTTTGCATACTTCATACGCAATATCTTCTCTTGTATCGTATCCTATAAATATCTTTAACGGTATTAGGTTATTATCTTCGTTCAATGTCTTCCTCCACACATTCTTCCCCATATTGTACTTCAAGTATATGGCATAGATCTTTAGTATTATTAGATGCTTGGTGCCACACTTGTTGTCCGATGGCATACCCAGATGTTAGTTCAGTTAGTAAAGACGTTGTTACCCGATCGTCCCATTCTGTAGTTAACGCACACTCTCCTTTAAGTACATACCAATGTTCACTTCTTTTAAAATGTCGCTGATTACTTAGACTTTTTCCTGGTGCAATAACTAATTCTTTAACTTTATAACCTATTTGGTTGTCAAGAACTCGATACCATCCCCAAGCACGTATAGTTTTAGGATTTTTCCATTCCTCTAAAATCCAACTACTAGAATTTTTTTTATCTTCTCCACCAACTGAGAATGCAAACTCTACGTGAGGATAATCATGATAAATTTTATATTCGGGAGTTGTTGTATTTGTTCTGTCACCACCGTTAGCAAATATAACTGTTGTACTGCTGTCATGTGTACTAAGTGTATGAAAGATTGCATGACAAGCACTGTCATCTTCGTCATTAAACCCAATAACTTTATCAACACAAGCAAGTTCTTTAAGAATATTAACACGCTCTGTAAATGGCATAAATGGTCTACCTTTTTTACGGGTAAGCCACTCGTCTGAATTTACACCAACTATTAGCTTTTGGCCTAATTGTTTGGCAGCTTTAAAATACTCAATATGTCCACTATGAAGTGGGTCAAATCCGCCCGTAACTAATACAACTTTGCTCATATAAGTATTTATATACGCAGTTTATGACTAGTTAAGAATCCTGGTATTAAAGAAATTACCAGCCAAAGATATAATCTTTTCTAACATTAGTTAATTCTTTTGCACCTAATGATTTTATATACTCTCCAGCACACTCATTTGTGTCAGGATGTTGCTCGCATACAATGATGGGTTTGTATTTTAAAATTGTTTCTGTTGCACCTTTTAACACTTCTAACTCGTGTCTTTCACAATCAATTTTTAATAATCCAAATTTAGGCAAATTTAAATCATCCATGCGTTTAATAGTTATGTTGCCAGTACCGATATCAGAAACATAACTATTACCGGTATTGTCTTTATCAAATTCCATAGTAACTTTATCATTAACACTTCCTAATGCAAAAGAATTAATTTGCACTGGCAAGTCTTTTACATTAAGTTCTAAGCATTCGTATACTTGTTGCATAGGTTCGTAAGCAAGAACTTGTTTAAATTTTTCAGTTAATGGCTTTGCCCATAGCCCTACATTTGCTCCAACGTCAATTGCAAGATCAAAATCTGTAACGTATTGGTAAGCAGCATCTCTAACATCGTCTTGATATTCAGCTGGTCCACCATTTTTAATACGCTTAGTAATCATCCTATGAAAATGATTATCGCTATCTGGCATCCAATAATTATATACTTGTTTCATTTAATTTATCACACCTATAATTGCGTTTTTTTTGTTACCTGCATCTGCTATTTTGACATAGCCAAACTTCTTTAATTGTTGACCAACTTCGTCTTTTGCATAGCCGTATCTAGTTTCGTGCCCTTTGCATTCGTATAGTATTACAGGCTTATATTTTGCTATTAGATCAATGCCACCATTTATAATAAGTGGCTCAAACCCTTCAGCGTCCATTTTAATAAAATCAACATCCGTAAATGAAAAACTATCCATTGTTTTTACTAAGATATCACCGCTTGAATCGGGAGTAACATGTGTGCCAAATGTACTTGTTCCTTTGTAGGGCTGTGAGTTAGATTTCTCTTTATTGCCGATGTAAGTCAGTGAAACAGTTTGCTCTTTATTACCAAGCCCGCATGCATGTGTTTGTACATTATCTAGCTTAAAGTGTTTTACATTTGTTTCTAAGCAGTTATAAACGTTAGGTTCAATTTCAAATGCATGCACGTTAGTAAATCTTTTTGACATATGGTATGACATTACGCCGTAGTTTGCTCCTACATCAATTGCTGTCCTAAATTGCTTGCAACACGATATTGCTGTGTTAAGTTGTTCATACTGATAATCAACAACTTCTGTTTTTCGTTCTTTTTTTAGTGCTCTGCGTAGAGTAGTATCGCCAGACAATATAGTCCAGTCTTGATATAATGTTGTTTGCATAAAGGTTCTCCGCTAGTATTTATATACGTAGTTTATTTAAGAAAAGTAATAAGGCTTAAGTCTGTTCCAGGCAAACCCCGATTTATGCTCATTAAAATAATATTGTGTCCAAGCTAGATCATATAACCATTGCTCTCGTGGTATATCTAATTTGGGGTTTTCTAAATACGATAAATTAGGTTGGCATACTGGCCAAGCCATTGCAGTGTCATCTAATGCAAATGTAGGAATACCTAAACACGCACTTTCAATAAGGGTATTACTAGTTGTTCCAACTACTGCCCAGGCGTTGTCAAGGTCTTTTTGTAGTCCCCTCCCACCGTTTGCAATTGTGTCTGTATCGTAATTAGTAGTATGCGTTACGTTGGGTATTCCTTCTTTTGTTGCAATACCTGCAGCTATTGATCTACTTTTGTTTGCTTTTGGATGCCCTCTAAGAACAATAGGCATATCAGTGTGCTTGCGTATATGCTTTAAGCAATCAACTACGTAATCCCAATAATTATTCCCCCAAACTTTATGTACTTGTTCTAAACTACTGTCATTGGGTTTTTGCAAAATGAATAATATGTAATCACCCTTTGCTCTCCAAGGCTTTATTTCTATGTTTTGGTCTTTTTGTATTTGGTTAAATCTATCCGGCGGGCTATTTTCATTACAAAATATTCCCTGTCGCATAAAATGATTCCAGCCTACACGTTGCATAAACAGTGGATTCTTATCTTGTAATGCTGTTGTGCCCCTACGAAATACAGGACTTTCATATACTAAAAAAGGTTTGCCTGATTCTTTAATAAAATCAAACTGATCTTTTAATTTTGGAGTTGAAAATTTATATATATTAGTTTGCATATACCCATCAGCACTTTGTACTAACGGATCATCTAAACTTTCTACTATTTTAAAATTAGGTAAATTGGGAACAAATAATAAATTTTGAGCATCAAAGCTACCTTTTATCCCAACTATTAATGGTTCATTAGATACTAGCATCTTCCATTCCTGCTACTCTTAACTTTACAACATTAGTTATCTGCCATTGCTTCTGGTCAAGTCCTTTAAGAACACCTAACCATTTGTTACGCATTAGTGCAAACTCGTTGATAATCTTTTCATAGTCAACAACGTCTGCCTCACCGTCTACGTATTTTTCAACGTCACGGCTTGACAGAGCTCGTTGGTAATTTTCTAAATATTTCTTAAAAAACGAGCTACGCAATCTACGTAGCTCGATATTTAAGTAGTGTAGGATTGCTTCAATTTCTTGAAGTTGGTTGAATCGATGTTCAACAATGCCTGGCATTTCTGCAGCTGCTCGTTCAACGTTTCCTTTTAATTTTATTTCACCTTTGGCTTCAATTAATTGATCTTCAAAGTATGCAATAGCAGAAGGAATTTTTGATACGTCTCTTGAAACTTCAGAATACCAGCCCATTATTAATCCTCGTATTCGTCGTCAGTGTCTTCGTCTTGATCGTCTTTATCCATATCTAGATAATAACAAATAGCATCATCTAGTTCACTATCGGACCCTATTACTTCGTGTAAAGTTTCTTCTTTAACTCCTATATCACAAAGTAAATCAACATACCTTTCAGCAGCAGTATGAATATGTTTTTTATCTAAGTATTCTTTAAATACTGTCCATACATCAACAATTTGGGTTTCATCCATTTTCGTGTATCTCCTCGATTTGATCAACAGTTTCTTCTTCATCAACTTCGTCGATATTTACCACAGGTTTAATTTTTTCTGCGTATTGTGACATAACCATATCAAGTTTAGGGCCGAGCCACTGTTTACGGTAATCAAGATGTTCTGTGCCGTCTAAGTCAATATACTTGAGTCGATTACCTTGCTTAACTAACAAGTTCTTCTTCTCAAACAATTCAACTAGACCGCTGTACGGATTCATACCAGTTTCATAAGGAATCTTAACCTGCACACCTTCAAACGGTTTTGCATAGCGAGTCTTCATTACTTTACAACCAGCACGTATACCCATAACTTCTGAGATCTTATTGCCGTCTTCATCTTCTTTTAGCTTCATCTTTTTCATTGCAACAACAATACTTGATGCATAGATAAAGCCTGCGCCGCCACTAATCTTATCATCTGGATCAAACATATCCTGCGATGCATAAGTGTGGTTAGTACATACTAAGCCTACGTTAAGTGAGCCAATCATGTTAACAGTATTACGGACTAAT